TGGAGTAGTCAAAGCGATGAATCTGAAAGAGATCCACATAATCCATGCCTAAGCGCATCAGGCTATCGTCAATAGACTGAAAAATGGCCTTGCGGGAAAGAAACCCGGTATTGGGTGAGTTGCGCCACGGAAAGAAGGTCTTTGTCGCTACAACTATCTCGTCGCGTCTGGCCATCTCTCTCAGCGCTTTTCCTGTAATTTCTTCTGAACTACCGCCCGAGTAGATATTCGCGGTATCAAAAAAATTAATGCCGGCTTCAAGCGCCTGACGAATGAGCGGTCGTGACGCCTTTTCATCCAGGGACCAGGGTTGAGGCAAACGTTCAGGTTCGCCATAACTCATACAACCGAGACAAAGACGGGAGACTTTCAACCCGCTACGACCCAGATTCACATACTTCATTCGGTGTTCCTTCTTTTATTGCCAGCAATTATGTATGTGACAGGGTATTGCACTGGTATGAAGGGAACCAGCATGCGCCATTGAATGGTGTTATGAGTTTTTTTCACAAGTAGACAACATTCTCATACGCCAGCCTAGGTCCAAAGTCGGTATAGCATTCGCGGATAATATTGAGTGCGTACCGGGCAAGACCATCAGGCAGCTGGTTATTGCTGGGTTATCCACGACGGCGGTTAGGCATACTCAGTGGGCCTGATTGATTGTAACGCGAGAGAAGGCATCGGCACTGACGATCGGGAATACCCAGGCGCTGCGCGGCCATCTGAGTGGTCAGACGCCGGTCGACAACGTCATGAATGATTTAGAGTCGGTTAACTTCATCCAAAGTAAAAATGCCGGTGCATGATCCGTCATCAGAATCCTTTGATTGGGAAACTATCTTTAAAAGCAGTGATCGCTGTGGTGAGACTGTAGCGCGGACATGTCTATTTGGTCAGAGACGGACATCTCAAGTTGGCTACTACAACATGAGTGCGCATAATGTACGACTCGTTATGTTGAAAAGGCCGCTGCGAAGATCGAATCCCGCAGCGGCCTCTTTAGCATAACGTCATTGTGCGAACCAATTATTTAGTCCTGCTGTCGACCAGGGGCATCATAACCTTGTCTTTTTCGCCATGCTTTTTCACCTCTCTCCCATATAACCGTGTCATTAGTTAGCTTTCTAAATTTCGCTAATACTTTTTTATCAATGGATAAATTTCCATTAGCATTCAAATATACGAAAGTATCGCCAAATAACTCTTTTATTTTATATACAACAGTTTCTTGATATAGCCAGTTTGTGTTTTCCAGCTCTGATTTCATCCATTGTGCAACATCATCTACAGTAGCCATATATGTCCTTTTATTTTGGTGAGATTATTACTTTTACCGAAATTGAATTTGTACAACGCTCAAGGTCATTCTCCACACCAATTGGATTGGCAATTCTACCTTCAGGGTCATATACAAAACACACTAAAGTTTCGCAATCAGGATGCGTTTGATAATGAGCTATATCAACAATTAATTGCTCACCAACTTCTTTTTGCTTGAGATTTTTTCTCGTTTTCTTTAACTCGATAATGATTTTTTCATTCTTTAACAAGAAGTCAACTCGTGTTGAAGATCCTGCATAGCTTGGCGTATATTCTTCTGGTCTGACATCCTCGAAATGAATCTTCAAAAGAGCATGAAATAAATCCTGAACGTCATATTCGTCATTTATTTCAATGGTTTGTCTATTATCGTGTCGTTGCTGTAGCTGTCTTGCAACCTTATGAAATTGATGGCAAATTAGTTCAACAAGAGCTACGGCATCATTTTTTGTCTCTATGAAATTTCCGTCAATTCCATATTCTTCAATCTCAGCGATCATAGACGTAAGAAGAGAATGTGCTTCATCTAAACCACTACAAAATGCGTTATCGAAAACATAATCTGGTGTATCACCAACAAATGCCATTAAAGAGTATCGAATTGAGCCAAATTCTTTTTTGTGATCTGACTCTTCACCAAATATTTTTGATATGGCGGTCTTAGTGTTTCTTTGCCACAAGTTAAAACTTGGGTTATTTCCTGTACTCCTTCGTTCATTTTGTATTGCTGGGATTTGCTCCCGTTGTCTTTTTAATATCTCGATAGCTTTTTCTGGCTTCATTATCTTTCCTCAAGACTAAAAAATAACCACCTCTGAACTTCACCGCTGATATATGGAGCAAAATTGCTTACCAATAATAAGAGTTTCTTCTGTGCCACCAATAAAGCAGACCGTATCCGACGATAAGAATACCGAAAAACATTAACGACATTCCCCAGCCAGTTCCGTACCACGAAACCATATCATCGAAAACCAACCCACCCATTTCACGTACTCCGGCAGCTTCCTTAAGAATTGGTTTGAATACCGGAATCAGAAGGGCGATCGCCAGTGGAGCACCCCAGCGAACAAGGCCTGTTTCCATTTTGATCCCGAAAAAGATCCCCGCCCCAACAACAAGCAGCCAGACTATCAGGCCAGGCGCAGTTTCCAGTGCTGTTTGCCATTCAACATCGAAAGTTTTCATTAGCCAGGCAACAACTGCCAGACAGAAAGCAAATACGCCGACGACAACCAGTTCAACGCCGCTTGTTTCGTTATTTCTACTCATCCTTTTGATCCTTTTTTACTGTTCAAAATTCGCACAATAAAGAACGTGCAGTGTTGGTAATACTGCACGTTTGTCTCATTCCTGAGACTGTTAATCCTTTTACTCTTCTCCAGACACCGCTTTTTTCATAAACATTTTAGTACTGTAAGTGTATGAACTTAATGCAGAAACCTGCCTTGCGAGTGCCAGAATATCTTGTTTTTCCAGTGTCCTGATGTTCCACACGATGAAATTATGTGCGTTAGTGGTTTCTTCATCAGTATATCCATCCGCAGAAGTGATTAGCTTCCGCTCGGTAGCTTCTTCTTTAACATCAAGAGTATAGCCATAAGCTAAGGTGTTTAAGTCTGCACCCGTAATTTTAGCTATCTGAATGATGTCACTGAATTTAGGTTCAGTTTTGCCGGACGCTATCCTGACCAGCGTACTCACGCTAATGCCAGTCTTCTCGGCCAGTTCTTCATAAGTCGAGTGTTCCAGAATTACCTTTTTGATACGTTCTGCTCTCTGTTTGTCCGCCATAACTTCATGCTCATTGTTGCCCATCTACTTGGCTCCATCTTAACAGTGGTTTTTCAATAGTTAGATTTTATGCTCATTTCTGACAATTTAAACATTGCAAATGTATTGACTGTCAGATCTGAGCATATTACATTGTGACCATTTAATCCGCTCACAAATGACTATTGACGTATATTTTGATGGGTGTGACTACTTATGATCGACTGGTTTACCGGAATCCTGCCTTGCACACACCGACCGTTACCGGCTGGTAGTGTCGTCAGCGTCGATGCTGACGGTGCAGTGGAGTGGGAAACAGTAAAACGGTTGACCGTTCGCGGTTCGCATGAGTCCACAATGAAAGTAAGGTCTGTTGGATCTGATGGTGAAGGTCGGGCAACACATCTCTACATTGACGGTAATCCATCAAAGTTTTTGCAAGGTCACTCTGTTATCGGTCCCGACGATTTGCAAGGGTTGGTGGTAACAACTTACGCCAGAATATTGGCATTACTGCATATTCCTCATGATCTACCATCCTATCGGCAGGTCATGGAAGGGCAATTTAAGATCTCGCGCATCGATATCAATTACATGTATTCATTGTCAACATTAGAAAATGTCCGCGCATGGTTATATGCCGCAGAATTTAAAGCTAAAACTCGCCACGGTCGCGCCTGTGGTAAAGGTGGCACTGTTTACTTAGGGAAAAACTCCCGTCGTTGGAGCCTGAAATTTTATTCAAAATATGATGAGCATACATCTGGCAAAAAAGGGCACCAGATGGCAGACGAATTCGTTAAAGCTGGTTTACTGGACTGGTCAAAAGATAAATTACGCATTGAATTAACATTAAGAACAACTGAATTAATTGATTTGAATCTTACGCTTGGTAATAGCTGGAATATTGAGACGCCCAATAAATTATTCTCTGACTATGTAGGGAGAATAGAAATGAATCAAAATACTATATTAACTGATGAAAAAATAATTAATCTCCCAAGAAAAATACAGTCTACATATTTATTGTGGAAGCAGGGCGCGAACATGAAAGAGATGTTTCCGAAACCTACATTCTACCGACACCGTAAAGAATTACTTTCTTTCGGAATAGATATTAACTTTTATTGTGAGTCACCGGATTCTAATAACGTTGTTCCGTTGGTTCGTACTCTTGAAGCCAAACCAGCCAAAATTCCATCATGGGTTTATGAGAAAGGTTTAATTTTCGATTATAACCGTATTTCACATGCCAGTAACTGGCATTAAAGGAGAGTGATATGTCTAATTATGGTCTTTTTGTAAAAGGTAAAATGCTTGGTGCTCGCCAGCGTAATAAGGTCAATGGTCAGGGATACTATAATGAAATTGGTGTTGGCTTAGAGATTCCTGATGGTTTTGGCGGCACTAAGCAAGACCAGATTATTATTCGTGTATCTCAGGCTCTTGTTAATGCCGGTGTAATGAATCAGGCAAATAATTTTATCGGTAAGTTAGTCCAGATACCTGTATATGTTCGCGTCTGGTCAATGGAGGGGAGGGAAGGAGTAACTTATAACATTTCATCAGATGGCGGCATTACTGAAATAAAAGGCTGATTATGGATACATCAGGTTTCGATATTCAGTTTGATAATCATATTCCTGAAAATGGTTACCGTATTGAAGGTTATTTATGTAATGCGAACAATGCAAAAGAATGTCAGGCAATAATGGTACGTTCTGAACCATTTCATCAAATTGATTATTCTGCAATGGAAAATTACTGGACATTAGGTTTTGGCTCTGTCCTGCTGCTCTGGCTTTTTTCTGTAGGTGTGGGACAGGTAATAAAGATGGTTCGTACTGCTTGAATGCGAACCTTTAAAATGTAATGGAGATAGAGTTATGTTTAAAAAAATCGTTAGTTTTCTGGCTGTACCTGCATTAATGGCTGTTTCTGGCGCGACTTTCGCTGCAGAAGGAGCGGCATCAAGTGGTGTTGATTTATCGCCGCTGACGAACAGCATTGATTTCAGTACAGTTCTGGTTGCGATTATGGCCGTTGCTGCTTCACTGGTAACACTTTATGCCGGTGTCGCTGGCGTTCGCTGGGTATTGCGTACCGTTAAATCCGCATAAATTCATTATTCATGGGCGATGCAATATCGCCCGTTTTACTTGAGGTTATTATGGAGATTGAATTATGGAAATTGGGTTCCCTTTTATGGGGGATCGTCTCAGCTTATGTCGTTATTCTTGGGCTAAGAGGCTGACGGTTTATTCCTTTATTTTTTCCTTTCTCTGGGTTTCCTTTCCCCGATATTCATATTCATTTGTACCAGCAATTGCAGCAGTGGCTGCGCGGGCTGTTATTCCTAAAGTCGTTGGCCGGGTGCTTGTTCGTCGCTTTGCTGCCAATGATGCGATTTATACGGCATCACAGCTTACAGCAACCCGTGTTTTTGTTGGCCGCGCTGCGGCTAATGCTGCCGAATACTTGCCTGCTGCCTCATCATACAAAATGAGCGGTGTTGCAACGTGGGCGGGTATTGCTGCTGCTGTATCATCTTTTGTTCCGTCTTCTTTGAGTTCATCTGACGGCTCGGTAATGGTAATGACTAACGGTAAAAAGATTTCCGATAATTTATATGAAGTAACGTACAGTGGTCAAAGTGGTGAAAGTAAGACGATAACCGTTAATTTTGAACCACAGGAATTAAGTCCGGTAATCCTTCATGTTAGTCGTAATAATGTGGATGCGGGTTCTCCAGTTGTAGGTGTTGAAACAGGATATTCCACGCCAGATAATGCACTTTATTATTATCAGGATTCGAAAGAGCTAATTTATTACTATGGTGATAATCCAACTGAAATTGCCAGAAATTATCTTAATGACTATAACTCGCGTACTTATACTGAAACACTAACAAATTTTGAACGCACTGTGACGAATAAAGTTGTCAACAGTAATGGAGATGTATCCTTTACTGAACAGAATTATAAGTTTACTTATCCTTCCTCATTTTATGAAATACCAGAAATTACACACTTGTATAGCAACCCGGCCGCATCTTCATTTCCCGCAGGTATTCCCATGTATGAAAATGTAGCAGGGCTTCCCATGTATTACAGCGTTGCTTATTTAACAGCAGGCAAGCAATATCAGTATCACAACACGCCTTGTAAAACGACTAATCAGTCAAATGGTGGATATTCGACGATTTGCGCCGTTCCTGAAAAAGAGGATTACACCGCAAAAGATATTGATGAAAAGAGTGAGCTTACTATCTGGACCAATACCAAATATAAAGCCATGACGGAAGTACTGGAGGCAGGAAATATTGAGTCCATGATTGATTATCTGGAGTATCTTGATAGTGTTAGTGTATCGCCAGCACTTCTTGCCGACATGATTAACGAGCTGTGGTCTGAAGCTGCCGTTAATGCCGATTATAACGGCTTACCGTTTAAAGAGGTTTCACCGGCTGAAGTAACTTCTGCGATGTCGGAACTTAGGCTATCTCCAACGTTATTAGATATGCTTTCACCTGTATCTGACAGTGCAGGGGCTGACGTCAATATTGATATTACCATTAATAACAACTCAGGATCTGACACCGGAAATAATGGCAATATAGATTTGGGAGAAGATCCCGGTGTAAAAGAGCCTGAGCTTGAAGAAACGCCAACGGCAAGAGATATTTTAACGCCAATTATTAATTCGACGTATTCCTGTTATAGGGTGAGTTATGGCTATTTCTGCATATATTGGCATACCCGGCTCAGGAAAAAGTTATGAAGCCGTTTGCAATGTCATTATTCCGGCATTTACCAGCGGCCGGAGAGTTGTGACGAACATTTATGGTTTACAAAAAGATAAAATCACCGAACGTTATCCTGATGCAACGGGAGAAATTATTGTTGTGGATAATGATGATGTGCTTAAAGCAGATTTCTTTCCTTTTAAAGGTGGGGAAGGGAGCTTTTGCCAGTTTGGTGATTTAATTGTTATTGATGAAGCATGGCGAATCTTCGGTAGCGATAAGGATATGACGGCTGAGAAGAAATCATTTATTGCTGAACATCGTCATTTTACGCACCCTGAAACGGGTATTAGCTGTGCTTTGGTTATTGTAAATCAGTCACTTTCTAATATTGCTCGCTTTCTGAAAGACAAAATAGAAACAACTTACCGGATGCGCAAGCTGAAAGCGTTGGGCCTGAATAATCATTACTGCATTGACGTATATTCAGGCCACAAAATCTATAAAAGCAACCTCGTCACCAGTTATCGCAATAAATATAACCCTGATATTTTTGAACTTTACAAAAGCTATGAAGGAAATAACGGTAATGAAAAGCAGACAGATAAACGCCAGAGCATCTGGAATTCTGGCAAAGTCAGGTTCTTTCTTGTGCTTTTTCCATTGATGTTTATCGGGTCAGGCTGGCTGATTTACTCATTTTTCAGCACGTTTGGCCGAAGCGATCCCTCGCCAGATTTGACTACAACAGATGTACGTGATGCGGCCATGTTTCGTTCTTCCGCTGCTACTCCAGCATCAGATACTCCCTCAGAACCAGCTGAACCGCCACTTTCAACCGAGTGGCGTATATCAGGGAGAATGACCAGTGAAGGCAGGGCGTTTGTGATTCTTGTTAACGGTGCCGGTGTTTTGCGTGCCGTTCCTGCATCTAGTTTTAATTACAAAGGGATGTTGATGAGCGGAATTATTGATGGTGAGCGTGTGACGCTTTATACGGGGAAAAAATAATGAAAAAGATTTTACTCGCATTAACGCTACTATTTTCTTCATGTGCTTTCGCAGGGTCAGAGCTTGAATTAAATAAAGTCAAGCTACCGGAGGCTATTTCTCTTATTTACAGTGAGGTGCTTAAAGTCCCGTATATGCTAGATCCACAGCTTGTTAATGATGAACGAATGATTACATTCAGGTTAACACCTGATATTGATGAACGGGAATTTGTAACCCGTTATCTTGGCAATATGAACATTCGAATATGGACGAAAAAGGGTGTTGATTTTATCGCGCCCTATACGCCGAAAGAGCCGGTTAAGCCACGTTATACATGGACTTATACGCCTCAGTACCGTTCTGTTGCCTACCTGTCTGATATTCTTGGCGGCTACGTTTCAGGCTCCTTCAATAACAGTGGAGCCGTGATTTCTGACGATTCGCTAAAAGGTTCATCAGGGGCAAGCAACTACATCAATCGAACCGGTGATATTCTGGTTTATTATGGTACGAAAGAGGATATCGCCATCCTGAAAACACTGGTCACTTCGCTGGATACGATGAGTGATGAAGTGGTTGTTTCTGGTTATGTTTTTGAGGTTCAGACCTCGCAGTCTGACGGCTCCGGCATTCTTTTAGCGGCTAAAATTCTGTCTGATAAATTCAATATTTCAGTTGGTGCTGCCGGACTGGATAATTTTATCAATATTCGAACCGGCTCCATTGATGCCATTTTCAATCTGCTGAAAACCGACAGTCGTTTTACTGTTGTCAGTGCGCCACGACTGCGGGTAAAAAATAATGCCTCAGCGTCTTTTTCAGTCGGCTCTGATGTGCCAGTACTGGGCAGTGTTACGGTGAATAACAATACGACAACGCAATCCGTTGAATATCGTTCCAGCGGTGTTTTGTTTAACGTGACGCCATCAATCAAAAGTCGGACAATGGATCTCAAGATTCAGCAGCAGCTTTCCAACTTTGTGACCGCTGAAACCGGCGTCAATAACTCGCCAACCCTTATCAAGCGTGATGTAACAACCGAAGTCAGCCTTGCAGATGGTGACATTATTTTACTTGGTGGCCTTGCTGAACAGAAAGACAGTAAGGCCAGTTCCGGCTGGAGCTTCTTCGGTTCCCGTACCAGTGAAAGCAACAAGACTGATATTATGGTGATGCTTCAGGTCAGAAAGGTTGACCGGAGCAGGGCGACGCCCCGCAGCGCCGCGAGGAGCGGTGAACTGTTCCGGGACAACCTGAACTGATTGTATGGATTTTTATTATGGCGTTAACTTTTATGGGGTATGAACAGTACGACATCTTCTAGGTATTCAGTTACTTAGAGGATTTATTATGTCTGTAAAAAATAAGGCGCGTGACCGACTTCCCGGTGGCCGCCTTAAGTCTTATCGTCGTGTCGGTTCACATTTTGCCAGTTGTGCCAGATGGTTTGATAAATCGCCGTCCTGGTATCGCAATATGATGATGACCAGGCCTGAGCGCCGTGAAGTCAGAAGGCTTCTCAATCAGGTAATGCGTGGTCATGATGCTGACGGCATTGCTTTTCCGGTCAGTCATCGTCCGTTTGTTTATTGGTGGTGAATTTCGTACGCACGAAATTTCACGCATAAACACCAGACAAAAAATCGTTAACTGTCTTTTTTGAAAGATAACGCCGGTCAGTGACAAAACTTGTTTTGTTGCTGTCCGGGGTTGGCCAAGCCGTACAGTTTCCATTTTCAGCGTTATGGCTGATTCGGCGCGGCAGCATTCATCGGGGCTTATCATGGAAAAATTCATGACACATCAGGAGCTGAAAGTGATGCTTCTCAAAGATCCAGCATTCCGGGCTGCTTATGAAGCTGAGAGCCAGAACCCGCAATCCGGTTACCAGATTATCCGGCATCATGGTGATGGCACTGAAGAAGTGGTGTTTGATTCTCGTGTATCAGGTACAGATTTACCAACTAACTGGATGAACAGGCCTGATTGGTGAGGTCAGGCCGTTCACTTACTGCTGACAGACATTTGATTCTGATTCGTTTGGAGAAACGGATGATTTTGAATCACTGTCGATAGTAGCCAGTTGACGGCCAGTGTCAACGATTCCCGCCAGATTCTGCCATCCTTACCATTTGTCAAGGCTCAATTGAAATGTCCGTTATCCAGCTCAATTAAAATGACCACTTTGATCTCTCATTCTCTTTACTGA